CAAAAATATCTCGAAGATATATATCACCAACTCTCTTTTCAATGACATAATACTTCTGAATAAATTCTACAATATTAGTTTCCATTAAACCTTCTCCTTAAGAAGGGACATGTAATAGTAGTCACCTGTCTCTTTGAATTTATTCATTAGGTAATCTCTAACATCTTCCGTGTTATATTTTTCAATAAGAGTATCTGCATATGAATGTTTTGCACTATCCCATACATCCTCTCTCTCGATATTTTCAATGAGTCTTTTCTTATCCATTTTTCCTACCTTTTTTATATATCTTTTCCTGTAACGTCTTTAATAATCTGAGTCTCTTATGTTTCTTTTCACTACTGTGACCAGGATTATCTTTTGACCTTTTTATTCTTTTTTGTAACTGGTGTAGTTTGTGGTACAGTTTGCTTTTATCATCTTTTTTGTTACTCATAATTAATTACTTAAAGGTGCTTTTATTGATGGATGAGAATCATAACCGATAATCTCGTAGTCAAACTCCCCACCCAGTATATCTATATTGGATAATTTAATACTTGGTAAATCATAAGATTGTCTACCACATTGTATTTTTGCTGGTTCAATATGGTTCTTATATAAGTGTACATCACCTAAGTTACCAATAAGTTCACCAGGAATCATGTTACACTCCTCAGCTAACAACATAAGTAAAGTTCCATATGATGCAATGTTGAATGGTAACCCTAAGAACGTATCAACACTTCTCTGATTCCACATTAAAGATATGGAACGTTCAGGAACCCAATCTAATGGGTCTATATTTTTTATATAACCTCTTTTTTCGTGTTCAACCATTCTTTCTTCAACTGTAAGTTTACGTGTATAAAGTTGGAATCCATAATGACATGGAGGAAGTACAACCTCATCCAACTCACCAACGTTCCATGCGTTAACCATCAATCGTCTTGAGTCTGGATTTGTTTTAAGGTCGTTGATTAGGTTTGCAATTTGGTCAATGTATTTAACACCTTCAACGTATGTATCTTCACCTGATAATGGGTCTTTGAGAGTGGTCTTAATAAGTGATTTAGTTTTCCATTCTCTCCATTGTGCTCCGTAGATTGGACCCAACTCACCCCACATCTCAGCAAATCTATCCTGAGTCTTAATCTTCTGAATGAATGACTTAGGACCCATAGCTAATGTTCCCTTATCTTCTTTGTATCTTTTATAAGCGTCACCATTCCAAATGTTACATCCATTATCCACCAAATACTTGATGTTGGTATCTCCTTTGAGGAACCACTTCAGTTCGGTCATCATGGTCTTAACCGCCATCTTCTTTGTGGTTAACAAAGGAAACCCTTTACTCATGTCGTGACGTATCTGACGACCAAATACTGAAATGGTACCAGTACCTGTACGGTCATCTTTCTCAACACCATTGGTCATGATGTCTTTTAATAAATCTTGATAGTCTTTGTCTAATTGATTCATCAGTGGAAATATCTTACTACTGTGTTATGAATTGGAAATCTATAGATTGGTGCGTTCTTACCATTCTCCTGTCTTTGAAGGACTTCGTAGAAACCATTACCCTCTCTAATAGTAGTAACGTTTTCAAGATTATTCTCACCTAAACTACCGTCAACATAGATAATAGATAGTGTGTGTTTTTGTGTGTTAAACTTAAGATAGTTTTGCATATTATATTTGTTATTGTAATTGTTAATCGGGCATAAAAAAACCTCTCTTCAAAAATAGAAGAAAGGTTTAGTTTTGTCAATAAATTATATGGATTACATTCCAATAACTAAATCGTTATAATCCAATTTTTCCATACCTTTTAATTCATCCTCAACCTCATCGTACATATAAGCTTTCACAGCAGCTACTACACTTTGTTCAGCTTGGGCTATTTTACTTTCCATCCAATCTTCAATCTGTTCTCCATCTTCCATTTGCTCCCACATTTTATAAGCCAATGTTGCAATGGTAAACAGTTGTTGTTTAGCCATATATGAACCGTCTTTATTTTCGTTAAGATTGTTCTTCAATCTTTTAAGTTGAGATTCCGTAATTATAATGTTAGCCATAATATTGTTCTTTACTTATAAATATACTGACCTTCAATAAAATCGTTAATCTTTTTTATATAATTCTCCTTTGTGTCTAATGTAAACTGAACCCAAATAAATTGATTCATCAGTTACCCTGTACCACGTTTCGACATCACCACCTTCGTAAGTCAAAACTATTTTCTTGTTTTCAAATCTAACTCTATTCATATTGATTTTGAATATAAATATAAAAAGGTAAGAAGAAATACTTCCTACCTTTTTTTTGGGACCAACCAGTATTTGGCTTAGTCAACTCCACCACCCTATTTAATCTAACAGGGAAATCTATTCTTCCTCATCTTTGATAATATACAACTCAACATTGTCTCTATCATCTAAAGTTGTTTTTATATCCTCAGGGTCTCTTTCTTTTTCAATCATACCATTTCCTCAATTATACCAATGAGTTCACTAACAATAAGTATGACACAAGCCACTGTAAAGTTAAATGGGATAAAACCATAACCAACAATTCTAACACCTGATTTAATGAAACTAACAATCTTATGCCATTTTTGATTTGGCATGTGTTTGATGTCATTACTTTTACCATACTTCATCTTCGTTGAATACTTAATCTTTTTATTCATTATCTGAGCGTATAACTCAGGGTTATGAATACTATTAAATGGGTTGTTCTCACCCGTTATCTCTTCATAATAAGGGTTTAATTCACCTGTCTGAGGGTCATGTGTAGGAATTACTTTTTCTTTGTCCATAATCTATCTAATATAAAATACCAAACTGCATTTATGATTGGTTCAACTATCGCATCAGTAATCGCAGCGTAAAAGTCAGCGCCAGTAAAATACATAACACACGCAGCGGCAATTAAAAAGTGACCAATCGTATATATCACTGTACGTAACAGTGTTCCTTTTAATGCTCTATAACTATTTAAAAACTCATTCATCATATTTCACACCCTTCTAACTTTGCAGCTTCATGAATAGTCATCAACTGACTAATATGATAAGAGGTACCGTCAGTCATGTAAAGAATATAATTATTATCAATGTCTTCTATCTCATCAATAATCTTTATAGTCTTAGACCTTTTCAGTACCACATATCCACCAACCTTATACATAACTTATGAAGATAAAGATTTTAGAACTTGAATTGCTTGGTCATAAGCTTCCGCCTTACCTCTATAATAAAATACCATTTCAGGTGATTCATTTTCCTTATCACGATATACATTAGAGTGAACCTCAAAGATATCTATTGCCTGTTCAATGACCGTCTTTCCCATAACTTATATATTCTTCAACTGCTTTAACTTTATACCTAAAAGGTCCAAAGTATTTTTATCTTTAACACTCTTCTTAGCCTTTTTCTTAATCTCATTGATTAACCCTTCCACATATAAAATCTCAGGATTAACCTTATCTTCCTCAGGTTTGTTAGGTTTAGTTTCGTTGTCTACCTCAAGACCTTTAATTTTAGATTTTAAATACATAAACAACAAATCGACCAATCTAAAACTTGTGTAAAACCCTAACAATATACCCGCAGCTTTGAGTAACTGCTCAGTACCCACATATTTCATGGTGATGACCATTATCAATAATACTACTGACATCTTCACCAAAGACCACATATTATTTAATACCTTAATCATTTATCGTCTCCATTTTAGATTTTTGAATTGCGTATTCAGCCAAAGACACCTCTTGAACATTACCCATTACCATACAGTCCTTCAATAAATTGTAAGGAACGTGTAGTAAGAAATCCTTACCGTTAAAGGTAGTGAGGTCTTGCTTCAACTCCAAACAAGAGTGTACCAACTTCAAATACAATTTGAATTGTGTGGCATCTTCAAACATTTCTTCTTGAAGGATTCCGAACTGTGGGTGTAATATCTTAACTATTTTCATACTTCAAATATAATGATTTTATTGTTACTATCCAAATTTTTCAACCCATTCTTGAGATGTTAGCACTTTTTTATTTACGGGTTTAATTAAATTAATAAACCTTTTTTTAATATTTGTTATAATCTCAGGAATTACTCTTGTTAACTCTAAGGGTATATATTTACGGTCTTCAGTAAAAACCAAAGTTACTTCATCATACACATCGACACATTCAACAATGTGTTCAGTGTTATCTCTTACATCTATAATTTTATCTCCCTTTTTCATATAACAAATATACTGATTTTTTTTGACTTAACCAAATAAAAATACCTTAATTAGAAATAGAACAAGGACAATTCCAAGTACCCATCCACCGATTCTTCCAACGATACTAAAGATGTTACTTACACCTTTTAAGAGTTGACCACCAAAGGTCAATAATAATCCAATAATAACTAATAAGACGATTCCTTCCATAATATTTTTCCTTTTGAACAAATATACGAAATATAAATTAAACTGCAAAATATAAGCATAAAAAAACCTCAGTCGGTTAAAACTGAGGTTAAGGAAGGTATATGTGGTATAGAACGCTGAGATTACACGTTTATGTGACCCATCTTTTGTGAGATTATCCTGATAATCGGTTCCTCACTTATCCACCACAGTTGCCCATGGTATCGAGTCAGTGTCGGTTATTTGAGTGAACCACTCTTCTCGTTAACAACTACTCAACTACTACTTAACTCTGTAAAGTCTTGCGAACTCTCCAAGGGATTGCGGTCCCACCAGGTTTTTTGTAATTGACATTGAAAGACTTGCGGTCTGTTCAACGACTTCGTTAGTCTCTCGACTCGAAGTATTAGACACCTTTCGTTGTCAACGCCCGAAGACTTGTGCTTGTCATTTTAATAGTTAATTAAAATTAGCATCTGTGGAAAAAAAGACGATGTGCTTCGGGAGAAGGTCCGTTCCTTTTGGGAACAAAATGCTTCACACCATCCTGTAAGTCTGCAAACTTACGGTCAGTCAGGACTACGTTGAGTTAAGACTTTCGTCAATCCCCTCGGTAACCCTTTAGACTGGTACCCAGCCCTACAACTCATAGCAGTGAGTGTCGAACCGTCACCTGTAACTTTTCCTATTGGTGTCTCCACCTCAACTCTGATATTCCACGGACTCAGAGTAATTAGACCCTCTTAGCAGTTGCCCTCAAGGTTCTAATCGTAGTCACTTTGTTTAGTTGTCAGTCATTGACTGCGAACATTCACGGTGTACTAATCCCGTTTCAGTCCCTTTAGTCCCATTACTGGGGTTATCTAACGACGCTAAACCGCCGATGTGTGTTTATCTAATTTATATCAAAGAAAGGGGTTAATTTTCTCGGTTCAATTATAAACTCTTTAATTAGAGTAAACACGACATAAATCTTTTCAAAGAACGTTTTTAGTCTTTCAACTAAATTGTTAGACAAATCTACAACAAAGTTTTCAATCTGTCAAATAAAATTTTTACTTTTTTTTCTGATTTCTCAGTAGGGTAAAATATAAATATTATTGTTCTACCGAAAAGTTATACGAAGATACAAAAAAAATGGTCTCCGTCAAGCTCTTTTAGTTATTTTTTTATTTTTCTTCAATAAAATACCTATTTAAAGCAGATATTCTATCATCAGCATCAACTAACTTAGCTAGTGCTTCCTCAGCATTATTGTAAAAGTCGTCAGTTGAGTGGTCACCAATACCTACGGCACTATTACCAAGTAAATCTAAAGACAATAACGCTTTAGCCTTATCTGCCTCTGCAGATTTCATTAACATATCAATTAAATGTTGGTTCATTTTAAAATTATATTTAGTAGTTTATTAAATTGTTTAGTCATTGGTTCAGGAAGTTCATCTTTACCAAAATATCCACACTCTGTGTGTTCGTCACCGTCTTGAGCATTTTCCAAATCAGGAAACATCTCTTCTTCAACATCCATCAAATAACAATATAAGTTACCTTTAACTTCAGTCCCATCTCTATTTGTTCTTTTAATGATTGCCGCAAATTCAATATCACCAACAATCGGTAAATCAGTTTCTTCCATAAATTCTCTGATTGCCCCTTCTTTAGGGTCTTCTCCTTTTTCAATACTACCTGCTGGACAAGACCAATGACCAGGTAATGAACTTTCGGAGTTTCTTTTACACAGTAAGACCTTATTATTGCACCTTACTATAATTCCTGCGTATTTCTTCATATTAACTAATTACTTAATATTTATAAGTATGAAAGTAATAATAGATAACAATATTTTTAAAGTCAAACTTTGCACCACACCTAAATCAATTCAAGAAGGTATGATGGGTAAAAACTTTGATGAAACTTTTAATGGTATGTTGTTTTTCTTACCTAAAGGTGAACAATCCTTTTGGATGTATAATTGTATTGTTCCTTTGGATATTATTATGATTGACGGAAATGAAATTACTAATATCCACCACAACTGTCAACCCTGTGACAATATGGGTGATTGTGAATCTTATAGAGGATTTGGTGATTGTGTCTTAGAAATACCTGGTGGGTATTGTAAAGAAAACAGCATAAAAAAAGGAGACAGTGTCTCCTTCTCTATGTTTTAATTCTTTCTTAAGCGTTTTGAACTATATCAAATTTTTGTAACTCTTCAATTGAATTTTCTCTTGCTCTTCTTTTTGGACTTCCTGAATTAACATCAGCGAAATATAATGTAGCTTCTTTAGGACTTCTAAATTCAGGAACACCCTTACTAGTTAAGAATTTTACGGCAACTTCCGCAGCTATTTTATCGTCTAACATCTTATCAGGATTGTTAACAATATCAATACCTACTTTATTTCCGTATTTCTCGTAATTAGCTTTACCTGTTAATTGGTTATAACCTCTACCCACATATTTTGAACCATCGTTTTCATTGTTATTACCAATTCTACCATTATAAACAAAGTCAAAGAATTTATCATAATCTTTTTTCAGATTATTTAACTCAGAATCAGACATACTTCTTGTTCTTGAGAATATCTTTCTAATCCTTTCATTTGAAGTATTGTGATACCCCTTCTCCCTTTTATTAATAAAGTGAGTTTCTTTACCTATAACAGCTAACATACCTACTTGAGCAACTGGGTCAGTAACTCCATTTTCAACCATAGTATCAATTAATCTTTGTATACCTCTAGCCGCCATACCTGAGTACGTATGACTTATCTTACCATCTAACGATGAAAACTCTTTACTAGTATATGTATATTTTTCAATGTCTTCATCTTTTATATCTGCACTTTTTAATTTATCATACATTATATCTCTGGTGTCTGTATCAAAAATACCGTTTTCTTCTAACTCATTATCTTTCTTAAATTCATTTAACGCACCTTCTGTTTCAGGACCAAACAATCCATCAACACCGTGTTTTGGTAGTTCATAACCTAACAAAGATAGACCAATCTGAAATGACTCAACATCTTGTTTGAATCTCATATTTTTACTGTCACTTCTTTCTATATCTCCTTGGATATTTTTAATATTATCTAATAATTGATTACTATCAGCATCAACTAAGTCCGCCTTTTCAGCTTCCTGTTCAAACAACCTACCACCTTTTAGAGCTGTCGATGTTTCAATACCTACAATACCATCAACTAAATTAAGACCTTCATCTTTTTGAAACTGCTTTACCGCTTTAACTGTTAATGGACCATAAATACCATCAACACCTTGTTCACCGATGTCGTACCCTTTACTCACGAGAATCTGTTGAATTTCTTCAACGCCTTTTCCCCTTGAACCACGAGAAAATAATTCTGAATTATCACCATTATTTATAATATCATCAATGGTTAAGTTGTAACTAATGACTTTACCTTTTACCTTCTCAACAATTGAATCAGGGTCAATGATTGTTAAACCACCTTCCTCTAACGTTTGTTCTAAGAATGGCCATGGGTCAATATTACCAGGTTTGTATCCTCTTTCCTCATCATACATTGAGAAATGTAAGTGTGGATGTGTTCCTTTTGCATTACCACTATCACCAACAGTTCCAATGAAATCACCTTTACTGATTTCCATACCTCTTTCAATGTTATTAGCTATTTGGTCTAAGTGAGCGTAGTAATAAACAATACCATTATTTAAAATACTAACCGTATTACCACCACTACCGTTGTGGTGACCTACCTTATATACCTTACCGCTAACACAAGCAACCAACGGTGTTCCTTTTGGTGCAAAAATATCTATACCATTATGACCACCACGTTCTTGGTGTTTTGCATCACCAGGGCCGTAATCACTATTGTGTATAGCCTTATCTTTATCTAATACTTTCTTTTTTCCTCTTCCTAAACCTGAAGAATCATAACCTACGTTAAACTTATCACTACCTACTGGAAATAAGAATGAAACACTTTCGTTAATTACAGATTCGTTTAATGATTTAGATTCCGCAATCTTCTCTTTAAGTTTGTTTACAAATTCTGCTTGAATCATCTTAGCAAACTTAACGTATGGTGCATCACCACTGTTTTTGTTGTATTTGTATTTACCTTGAGGTGGTCTTTTACTTCTACCAAAGTAATTCAATGCTGAAATGTTTGTAATACATTTGTGACCACCTGAGTTTGCTTGAATCATCTCCCAAGCTGGTACACCTAATCTATCCAACACTGCCCACTCATTATCTGTTAGTTCTGTTGATGGTGTGTCCATGATTTCTTTAAGTCTTTCCATCTTCTGTTCACCACCTTCGATACTACGAATCTTATCACCGTAGAATGCTTCCAAATCTGCATTTGTGAATCCAACTGAACCTTCTTTAATACTAGTTTCAGATACCCATTTAATCGTTGATAATGGTATAATCTTTTCTCTTAGTTTGTCTTCCCATCTACCTAACACCTCTTGAGCTATCTCACCTAAGTTCACACCTCTAAGTTGTCTTTCTTCATTAAATGGATTACAAGATGCCTGTACCAATCCCATTGGCCATGCTATTACTAAGAAGTCAGCATCAGGATTATTTTTAAATGGTGTATATCGGTCGTAAGAACCTGGTTTGAACATTGAACCTCCACCATATTGTACGATGATACCATCCTCTACTCTTACCTTCTCACTTTCTTTTTGTTTTGCCACATAATCTTTTTGGTTTAACGCCATTTCCTCAGGAAGAGCATAACCATTCTTTGCAGCAATTCTATTAATGTTTTGGAAAATGTTTAATAGTGATGGTCTCGATGTCATCACCAACTCTTCCATAAAACCAGGTTTGTTCTTATACGCCAACATTAATTTGTTGGTTGCCAAACCTAAGGCCATTTTATTTTTCTGTAATGATTTATCTTTTTGTAGTTTGAATACGAAATTCATAATATCATCAGGAGTAAGACCAAACCTTGCAAAGTCCGCAGAATCAACAGTAGAAATTAAAGTAATATCATCTGATGGAAATATCTCCTTTGGTGACATTATTTGTGATAGTGTCGCCACATTTGAACGAGACGGTCTAAATGAAGTAGCCGTATCACCTTCAACACCCGTCTGACTATCGTGGTGGTCTGTGTGAACCACAAACATTGGCTTACCATGAGCAAAGTCAACTAAGACTGGCATCGTATCACCTTCAGCATCTTGTTTCTTCACAGCAAATTCTTTATCACCATATTGAATGATTTCAGAATCAACTACTTTGATTCCGTTATCTTCCAAATAATTCTTCATAGCTAAAGCCGTTGTAACACCATCTAAATCCTGATGGAAGTATATCTTGGCTTTTGGATATCTTTCGGCTAATGCCTTGATGTTCCTTAATCCTGATTCTTTTAATATTTTTTTCATATTATAATTCTTTTCTAAATTTTTCAGCCTCATCATTTCTTCTATTTTGAACTCCTTTCGCAGTATTTTTATTTTTTGGAATTTGACAATTTGTTATTTTATTGGCAGCAGCTTTATAATCACCATACTTTAAATCTTGTAAAAATTTACATCTTCTAAATAATGGTCTACCAGTGTTAAAACCAATAGACACCATAGCATCAAACATATTTTGTGTAATCCTATATTCGAGACCTTGCTCTTTCCAAGATTTCATTATATCAGTTATAATTTTTTCCGCTTCTTTAATATCATTTTCAAAATATTTTTCAGCTGTTTGTTTACTAATAACTTCACCCATTTTTGGATATGGTGGTGTCATTGCACCTGTATGACCGTAACCTATTGTAATCCTACCATCTTTTAAATCATAAGCCTTTAACCTAAGGTCTTCATGTTTTTTAATGTCATTTTTACCTTGTTCAGATGTTGTTAAATAACGACCATCTAAAAACTTTGATTTTAAGTTTTTAACGTGATTTTTAATTTTATTAATTAACTCTTCATCTAACATTCCTAACTCACCTTCCACATAGTCGTAGAATCCTCCACCATAATCAAAAGTCTTTAGGATTCTATCAACTTCTTTAAAAGTTTCTAAACTATCTATTTCTAAAACCGCTTTTAAAAACTTATCTTCATCAGTTCCCACACCTGAAGACGCATCATAAATGTTTTTAGCAATACTTTTTGCATCTTCATTTAAAATGTTGTAGAGTGATTTAATATGTTTCCTATCGTTTTCTGATATTATTAAACGTGACATAAAAACTTTTATTTATAAATATCCATAATAAGAAAAAACCCTCACTTTGGAGGGTTTGAATTCACTAATGATATTGAACATGCTAAGATATTATCGAACCAAGACCTTTCAGGACCTTTAAGTTCTTCTCTTTTAAACCATTTTATTTCATTATCTATTGTGGTAATTACCAATATATCGTCATCAATTACTTTAATTTTTTGAATGCTCATCTAATACTATTTCTAACTGTTGTTGGTTTAGTTGGTATTCTTTAATTCTTTCTCTTGCGACCTCACAATAGTTTTTACTAATATCCAAACCTATCCATGGTCTACCTAACATCTCAGCAGCCAAACACGTAGTTCCTGAACCGTTAAATGGGTCCATTACAACATCTTCTTTATAAGAAAGAATCTTTATCGCTCTGTATGGAATGTCCATTGAGAATGTCGCCTTAGTTTTTTGTTGTGTGTCGGCAAAGTAGTTCCATTGTCCAAATACCAAAGACATGAAATCTTTCTTATCCTTCTCATCATACACCAACTTCTTTCTGAACTCACCCTCAATCTTTTCATTTGGAACCATCTGGTATTCACCTTCCCATTGAGGTGTTCCCTTAACATCCTTTTTGTGTTTCTTCTTATATGCCAAGATTACACACTCTTTTGGATTGTAGATATATGGCGATGATGGACTCATCCAACTTCCCCACGCTGTGGTCTTACTACGGTGAGGTGAACTCTCTTCCAAGTCAACAATACCAAAGAAACCAAATCCAATTTCTTTCATAATCATCCACACCTCAGCAGAGAAATAAATTCTTCCACCCTTGTCCTGTCGATTGATTTCATAAGGAATGTTCAATGCGATACGACCATCGTCTTTCAACACTCTATACGCTTCTCTGAGCCATTCACGTGTGAACTGCCAATATTCCGCAATGTGTTTATCGTCATCCCAACTATCATAATCGATACCCACACCATAAGGAGGACTGGTAACAATTAAGTCCACGGACTTTTCATCCATTTGTGACATTAACTTTCTACTGTCACCACTATGTATTTTATTTCTCTCCATTCTCTTCAATTACTTTTATTCTTCGGTCCAAATAAAATAAGGCTTTTTTCAAATCTTGTAAAGGTGGATTACCTTCTTTCTTTCCACTTCTAACAATATATTTT